TTAAGGCGGCGCACGCGCCGCTGTTTGAGTTTGCTCACCATGGCAACCACCCCATACCCTGAAGTGCGCCAATGACCAGCAACACGAACATCACGAAGTCGAATGGGTTAGGCATTGGGATTACCTTTTGGCCGGAGTATGTGAATCGTCATTCCGCTTTCGGTAGTAATAACCACCCTCTGCCCAGGCTCGATTTGTGCCAGCCTGAATGCCTCATAAAACGAGTCCATAGCCAGGGCTTTCTCGTCATTGCGATTCCACAATCTCCATCCGCGGCGAATCAGTATGCCTATGACCCAGCTATATGTTTTAACTGCAAGATGTAGCCAGGCGAGAATCATAGTTGCGAAAAATAACCAGTCCGTCGCGCTGAAGTTTTTGAGTTCGTCCATCACTTCACCTCCTGTTGCGGTGCTGCTGCCTTTCGTGCACGGTAGCGCTTATCTGCTGCGCGGATGCTCTCACGGCGGGACGGGTCTTTTTTGCGCTCAATGGCGTAGTGTTTTACGCAAAACCCACGCGCGACATGCTTCCCGTCGCAACCTGCAACTGAGCACATCTTGTTTTTGAGTGGCTTTCGGCCACAGTAATGGCAAATACCATCCGGAATCACCGTAGAGTTGCTGCAGCGCGACTCGGCATTTTTTGGCGAAGAATCCAGTGCTGGCGCGGTCTGGATGGTGCAGCGCGACTCGGCGTTTTCTGCACCCTGAAGCATGGCGGCGCGGCAGGCGTCTATCACCACTGCCAGTCGCTTCGCGAAATGTGTTGCCTTTGGTGTTGGGCATGGAAGCATCAAAATCCAGTCGAGAATCGCTTCAAGCTCTTTCAAGTCAGGAGCTACCGGCGCTGGCGGGGCGACCAATTCAACACGTCCACATTTAACGCACTGTTTCTGCCTTTGAAGCTTATTCGCTCCGCTGAACTTCCACTGGTGCTGACATGCAGCATCAGCCTCCGCTTCGAGCGATGCCAGCGTAATTTCAGCCAGCTTGAGGTGAATAACCGCAGCATCAGAAGCTCCCGGGATTCTTTCAGCAGCACCGCGAAGAACCTCAATGTTCTTCTTGGCCTGCTCGATTAACTGCTCTTTGGTGAACTCTTTGGTAATAGTGCTCATGGGTTAGTCCTCATCCACTTCAACGCCATCTTTCAGTGTTATCCCATGCCAATCATCGGCAAAGCTGCAGAACCCTGGCACATCAATACTCGGCATGTTGACGCTTGCAGTGTGATAGCCGTCGTCGTTATCAATGGTTGCAACGTGCTTGCCGTTATATGCGCTAAGCGTGTCCAAGACGCTATAGAACTTACCTCCGGCAGCTCTGAAATCCTTCACGGCTTTCTCAAGCCGTTTCCACGCTTTTTCCTGTTCTGGCGTCAGGTCGATTAATTCCTGCAAAGTAGCCATGCTCACTCTCCTTTACCGGCTGCGGCGGCGCGATTGGCATTCTCCAGGCGAACCAGCAATGTGCGTATTTCACGCTGCTGAAATGCTATCGTGGCGTCTTTGGCTTCCAGCTCATCCAGCAGCGCCAGCACATCGCGAGTTTCCACGAACATATTCGGGTCGAAGTTATCAGCTGCTTTTGCTGCGGCTGATTTCAGTTTGTCGCGAGCCTGTTTGTCGATGTTGCTCATTGGGCGGCTATTCATCGCTATTATCCTCACTGCAAAAGTGGCGACCTTCTGGGTCAGCGCTTATGTGTCCGCAGATATCGCACTCTAAGCCTTCACCACCAGGCCATTCTTCCATATCATCTTCATGCTGGCAGTTACGGCACAACTGCTGTCCTTTCCACATGTCATCTTTGCAGCGCGGGCAGCGGTCTAAATCTTCGTCTTTCATTCGTCACGTTCCTCGCAGGTGTGTTTCTCTGGCTCATCTGCCTTGTAATAACCGCCGCAGATTGTGCAGGGCACCATCGGTACTTCGTCGAAATTAGAGGTTCCGGTAATCATGACTGCACCCCTTTGCGAAGCTGGGCAGCGAACATCTGCAGCTCGTTAATCTGGCTGCGGATAGACATGGCGGTAGCGCCGAACGCATGAGTATCTGGATGCATATCTGCCAACTGCTTAGTCTTGATGTCTACCAGACTATCGATAGCGCTGGCCCGCACTTCAGCCAGGAAAGCATCATGATTTGGCGTTTCGCATTGCCACCAAAGAAGGTGCATTTTCGGACCCGCAAAAGCGCCGTCAGACTCATACCCGCGCAGTTCTTCAGACAGGCAATCATTCATGGCTTTAACTGACTGCAATTCCACAGTCATCACCGAAGCATCATCACGAACCTTACGCAGTTCCAAAACAGCAACCTGAATTGCATACGCGAACATAGCTGAAGGGCGGTCACCTGCTTTTTCACTATCGCGCTGCATATTGACTGCAACAGTCATCAGTTCATCCAGCTGTTCGCCGGTCATTGGTTTATTGGCTGTCATGATTATTTTCCTGCTGCAGTTTGTGTTGCTTAACGAAGTGGGCCACAGCCTTTGACTGGCTGGTTACGATCCCATTCAGGATGACGTTTTTGCCGCGATAGATTTGAGCGGTACCGATCTCAATGCCTTCCAGTTTCACGTAAAGCGTTTTTCCTACTACTTCTGTTTCAGGGACTGGCTGTGAAAGGCGGTATGTTTCACGCGCTTCCGCAATCGCTTTGTGCTCGTCCATAATGGCCAGAGCTTCAGCAAGGGCAGCGCCTTCAAGAGTGAATACACCCTCATCACTGATCGTTGCCTGTGCCATCAGCTCAACGAAACGGCGCGCGTTCTTTACGCTGAGTTCTGGAGCGATAGAACTGCGGGTAACTTTCGTTTTGCCCTGGGCAGCCGCTACAGCCTTATCGTGCTGGAGAACTTTTCCGGCCTGTTCGCCATACTCCATAACGCGATCAACCGCGACGTCGACTGAAACCGCACCGGACTTAACTTCCTGCTGAACGTTATGGTTAGCCGTGCTAAGAAGCAGCAACTTCTCTACCGTGGCCACTGACTTATTGACCAGTTTTGCGATCTCGCTGGTGGTCTGGTTGAAGGCGTTATGCAGCTCCTGAATAACTGCAGCCTGTTCCATATCGGAGAGCGGCAGCTGGTTATTACTGGTCATGATGCGCGCCAGGCGCTGCACATCGTTACCGTTGAACGGCATGATGTGTATGCGGTCTACTGGCTTGCCAGCTTCAGCACAGCGCGCATAGCAGCGGCGACGGCGGTGACCTTCAACAACCCAAACACCACCTTCATCACGGGCAATAACTTCCAGCGGTGGAACTGATCCGCCGTTCATCAGATAGTTGAACAGGTCATCATCAGCCTGGCGGGTGCGTTCATCGTCTTCACGCTTGTTGAAACCTTCACGAACGTGGATATCGGAAAGAGCGATAAACATCCCGGTATCGGTGCGCTTAATTACACCGGCCTTGGTCATTTGCTTGAATGAGTTAGCCATTAGAGAGTGACCTCATTATTCAGGGAAATGACGACACGAGGCAGCTCACGGAGTTCTCGCTGAGCTTCCAGTAAGTGCATGTTGGTAGGCGTTTTGGTGTGACGTTCTTCGATGCGGTCGCACTCTTTTGCCCAGCTGGCAACATCCTCACGCAGGATGGCGTTCTGCTCAGCCAGTTCCTTACGCTGCGCCAACGCTTCACAGAGCGCGACGCTGGTAACATCAAGGCGTGTAGCCAGTTCGTTAACCATCCAGCCGTAAGCGGCAGGGAGGAGAGGTGCGGCCTTACGAGCTGCGTCGATAAGCTGCTCTCTGGTCATGCGTGGTTGTAACTCGGTGACGTTCTGTGTGTTCGTCATGGATAGTTTCTCCGTGTTATAAGCGCTCTGCACAGCGCTGATTTTTGGTTGCACGAATCCCTCGCCGGTTGGCGAAAAAAAATAAATGGGTTTCGTTTTAGTAAGCACCCAACCAGGGCACTTAGTGAAACGGGCGGCTGCCACCGCCAGTTAGCTTCTCCACAATTGGGAGCGCGTTCCCCTGAGGTTGATTTAACGACTGAGGCCTCTCAAGGAACCGGCTGAACGCGCTTTCAGTTGTGAAAAGGGGCGGTCGACATTAAGGACATTCACAACTGCCGACCGCCAAGACTACACACAGCATCTGGTACAGCTACTACGGTTTACCACGGTCCTAACGTGATACTGGCGCGGCATGCAGGGTTCGAACCTGCGACCGACGGCTTAGAAGGCCGCTGCTCTATCCATCTGAGCTAATGCCACAACTGGAAGCGCACTCCGCCAGTTAACAAACCGATCCCCATCAGTGAAAGAGGAATGCGCTTTCATGTTGTGTGCCGGTCTTTCCCGGCTGTCAGTTCTTTATTGCCATTTGAACTCATCGGCCTAACGAGTTTTAACGACCTTTCCCGTTTGCATAATCTTGTCGCGGCGGTTATCTCTGCCGAAGCGCCACTTTCCAGGACATTTAAAAGGACCGTCTCCAAGTGGTAACTCTTCCAGTCCCGCTAAGCACCCGGCTAGATGCTTAACGTGAATGGCTGATATCCTCGTCTCTTCCGAGGTGTCACACCTGATCGCCACGCTGGTGAAACGTCTCTGGCTGTCGTACACGCCTGGCTTGCACATTCCGGCTACCCGCTGGATCGGGATACTGCCTAAGGAATCCCCGGACCGCTGCGGCACATGTGCCATG